GTAGCTGTTCCTACTAAATGAAACCATTGGTTTGTTGGTAATACAGGACTACCAAATTTAGAAGATATTAATTGTCTACTTTTACGACTTCCACCTATATTAACCCCCCATACAACATTACCTTCTCCATTAGCGTTAACATATATGGTATTATAATCTGATAAATCTGTAGACATTATTCTAGCATTAGTATCTAATGAAACGTCTTGTCTATTCACCCAACATTCATAAGTAATTGCATTAGCAACATCTCCTTGGGTTAAATCACTTGGCGGATATGTGATAAATTGCCCTTCATCTGTTGTAGGATCATGAGTAAAATCCCAAAATCCACCATTATTTCTACTAAAAGTAGTATTATCTAAATTATCTAAACTTCCTATATAACTAGGTGTAGCCGGATTATTTACTGTAGAAGATCCACTTACATAAGAACGTAGAGATCCAGCATCGGCTGCTAGAACTAATCCATCTGTTATTAAATGTGGTCCTGTATACATTATAATCCAAATCTATTTTTAAATGCGTTATAATTTTGTTCTATTTCTTCTTGAGTTAGTGTTCTATTATAAACATGTCCAATTCCTCCTTTACAATCAGTATAATAAGGTCCATATTGGTCACCCCAAAATTGGAAATCAGTTGTAAAAGTATTTGCGGCACCAGATTTAGCCGTTGTATTAGCTGTTGTTAAAGTACCATCTTTAAAACCATAAAGTCGGGTATTAGTTCCATCATAAGTTCCAACGGCATAAATCCATTTTCCCGTTTCAACATAAGCACCAATAGTAGTGGAATTACAAGTAGTTGTATCGTTATAAAATCTTAAACTAGTATTATCCGCTACTAAACCTAAATTTCTAGTACATCCATAATTTAAAGTACCAATTAAACCTCTTAAAGAAGCTAATGCATCCATTTTAAACCAAACACCTAAAGAAAAATTAGTTTGACCTTGAATAAGATCTATAGCCGCATCTGCAAAATCACCTACATAATCATTACTACCATCAAAATCAAAAGTACCATGATCATTAGAAGTAAAACTAGGTGAACCATAAATTTCTCCATCTAAATTACCTGAAAGATCAAATAAGATATTTCCACTACCAGGATATGATTTTGGAGAAGCTGTATCTAAAGCTAAAGCTAATCCTTTTGTTACTAATTTTGGTCCTCCTGCTGTTCCCATTATAATCCGAATCTTGATTTTTGTGCAAGAAAATTTTGAGCTGCTTCCTTTGCATTAAGTTTTTTATTATAAAAATAAATTGGACCCATATATCCTGACCATTGGGAAGAAGTAGTATATCGTGTACCTATTCTATAGTTTATACCAAAATCTTCATCTGCTGAAGTAGATGTTGAAGTTGAAACTTCAACCCCATTTAAATATAGTTTAGAACCGTCACCATCAGAACAGGCAACCATATGTATCCATTGATTTAAAAAATCAGAAGCCGAAGCATTATAGGGATCTTCAAAATCATAAGTTAATTTTTCATTCCAATTTATATTATCTGATGTATAATTAGATAAAAACCAAGTACCACCATCATTTCTACCATCAGTAAAGTAATGAGTACCACTGGAATTTTTATAAAACCATATACAAATGGTTGAAGCAGTTGCAGTTCCTAAATCACCATCTATATTTATTCCACTCCCCCCGTCAAAATCAAAAATACCACCATGAAGACTGCTATAAATAGGAAAATTAGCTGTATTAGGTGTGTGGGTACCAGTACCTGGGTTTCCATTTGCACCAGAACAATTAAATCCAGATATTAAACAAGTTGCTGATGTATCACCACTTTTAAAACATTTAGGTGATCCAGCATCAATAGCAAATATCAAGTTCTCTGTTACTATATTAGGTCCTCTTGTAAATCCCATTTAATATTTTATTATAAATATTAGACAGTTCTTTTTACAATAGTAGGAAAAGATGTAGTAGCAGGCTTATGTTTTGGATTTTCTAAATCAAATAAAGTTTTTACTGATTTGAATATTTCTAAATTCTCCTCCTGAGATCTAGATGATACGGACATTTCCCAATTTTTACCTTTTATTTTTTTACCAGATTTATCTTGTCCTCGAGATTTAGATTTTAACCAAAGTACACCTACATGATCAGCTTCTTTACCAAAACATTCTTTATACATTTGAGCATAAACTGCACCTTGTAAATCATATGTTGTTTGTAGATGATTAGATGTTTTAAAATCTATGACCCATAATTTATCATCTATTTCACAAATAAGATCACATGTACCAGCAACTTTAAGTTCATCTGAAAATAAATGTACTTCTGTTTCTATTAATGTTGGTTTATATGTTTCCCAAAAATCTACAAAACGTAAAAACATTTGCCATACTAAAGGATCCATTTTAGGATAACCATGTTCATTTAAATATTTAATTTCTTTACCTTCAAAATATTTTTCTATAAGTAAATGTGTAGCAGTACCTTCCTCACCCGCTTTTTTAACAATCCAATCAGCACTATAACCTACCTTTTTAAGCCAATCCTCAAAATGTCGTCCTTTAGGATAACTACTTAAAACATAAGTTACAGATGGGTAATATTCACCATGTCTTCTATAATATCTAGAATCTGGTAATGTAATTTGTTTGTGGTCATCAGATAATTCAATTATCCTTTTATATGTTTTTTTAATCATATTGCTAGTTTATACTCCATAAGGGATGAATAAGTTAATGGAGGTGTTTTTTGGATTAATTTTGTGAAATTTTTAAAACCCATTTCACTTGGATCCTTATCTTGCATATCTACAAGATAGACTTCTTTACCTTCTGCCATAAGATTTTCACAAAAACGTAAAGCTTGTTTTATTGCATCCTTATCTAATGCAATATAAATTTTATCTACTAATGAAGTAACTATTTTCTTCATTAAACTTTTTTGTATATTTTTACCTAGTAATGGAATAGCATTTCTTTTTATAGCTATAGCATCAAATAGCCCTTCACATAGAATTATTGGTACATTCCAATTAATTAAATGTTCATTAGAAATTATATCTCTACTAACGGAAGGATTTCTATATTTTACATAAGGTTCCTTCTCAAAACTACGAGCTGTAAAATAGTTTAGTCTACCATCTGCATCATAAGTTGGAATAATAATCATATTAGCATATAAACCATCTTTACAGTAACCAATATTATATTTTAAAATATCGTATTTACTAATATTTCTCTTTTTTAAGTATGCTAACGCGTGTCTTGCAATTATATCGCTTGAACTAACGTCATTTAAACGTATAAATTCATTAGGCAATGCAATAGTATTGATAACTTTTGTATCCTTAATTGATTTAGATGTTTTAACTAATGACTTTAACTCTGTAAACTTATCTGCAGATGCTTTTAATTGTTTAAATAAAGAATATATAGTAGTACCTCTAACATCACACGCCCAACAGTGCCAAGGATTTTTTCCTTCACGATTTTCAGTTAAATTAACCTCTAATTTAGGTTTATGATGATTACAAAAAGGACAATGATATGCATAATTGTTTCGAGCAGTTGGCTTGCCCGAACCCAATACAGAGTTCACTAAAGTAACTAATAACTGGTTAACCATAAATGTTAATGTACAAAATTAAGTTTAATCTGACAAAAAATCTTTAAATTCTATATCAATAAAATCTTTTGTAAAGAATTTACCTAGAATATTATCATTAAAAAATTCATCAGGCTTTTCTAATACCTGATAAATCATTTGGTATTTAGTTTCGTAGTAAGTTAATAATTTTTTATTAGGTGCAAGTTTAAGAATAATACGTTCAAATTCATCTTTTTTTCCTTCTAGTAATAAATTTTTTATTTCTTTTTGAGAACCATAATATCTTAACCAATCCGATTCTTTAACTACTAATTTATATGATGGGCGACGGCCTACTGCTTTTTCTAATCTTTGTAATTCTCTCTTACCGATTTTTTGTTTTCTAGTATGGTATAATACCTTTTTACCAATATAAGATTTATTAGTAGGTTTATGTGTAACTATATAAACAAATCCAAAAGTGTTTTCAGGAAATTGAGTGACATCGCCTATTTCTTTAGTTTTATAGGTCCAACTCATAGAGTAAAGGTTTAATGATAAATATAAATAAAAATTTTTAAGTAGACAAATAATTTTATCTATCTATATTAACTAATATAGTTGTATCAGTAGTTGGAGATGATTGAAGTGGTGTGGCTAATTTACCAACTGCAAGTAAATTAAAGTTATCATCATATAAACCTACTGTAGTTATATAAGGAGTAAAATAAGAACTTGTAGCAAAACCTAAAGGTGTACCAACTGAAGCTGTATTTTCCCAATCAATATTACTACCAGAAAAAACTGTTGGAATTTGACTTCCTGTAATTATTGTTGGGTTAGTTGTATAATTAAATTCGTCTTCATTTATTGTTGCTTTATATTGTGTTTCAAATATTTTATATGAACTAGAAAAAGAACAAGTTACATTATTATAAGGGGCATTAAATTTAGATGCTAAATTAAGTACTGTACCATCAGATTTAGAATTAAAAAATGTAATTATCCCATGGTCATAAATTATATTACCCATAACATAATCCCCAGTTGAAGCTTGCTTTAATCTACCTTCACCATCATCTATTAATTGTTTTGATGTATCAACACTATCACCCCAAACAAAAGAATTTGGTTGAATATAATCACCAAATAATTTTTGAGGGATTGAAATTACATTTAATTTAGCAGCTGAATGAGTATTAAAAAATTTAGAGGGCCAAAGGGTTGTTTGTTCGTAATTGTAATAATTAGTTTGTTGGGTTCTACCAATTAGTCTATCACCAAAACTTGTTGCACCTAAAACTACACTAGCCGTTGTTGCATTACCAGTAAAACCCCCACTACCAGAAATATAGTTTGAATAATATAATTGTTGTATAGATGAAAATAGTAAAACTTGTGGAATTTCTGTGGTTCCTTCTGTTGTTCCTCCAGTTAAATCATTTTGATTACCAATATAATTACCTTGTTTTGATTTAAGATATTGAATACCTACGTTAGAACTTGTTGCTTCACTACCAATAAAAGAAAAACTTTTATTTACCTCAAATGGAGATACTATTAAATCTTGTGCGTTGAATTGTTTGTAAGCGCTCATTCATTTTAGAAATCTAGTTTCACTCTAATTAGAGCTTCTTTTGTAAAATCTTTTTGTATTGGTTTTGATAATTTAGCTACAGCTAATAATTCATTTGAATCGTTATACAGACCTACTGTTGTTGGGAATGTTTGTGGATTATTGATAAAATATGAATAAATTACTTCACCAGTTGAACCAGATATAAATGAAGGATTTTCTGTATAGTTAAATTCACTATTTCTTGCTCTAATAAATACATAATCCGAGGTTAATGTTTCTTGGGAATTTAATTTAAAAGCAAAAGGATTAGTTACACCTGCTGTTTGTACAGGTACGGATCCTGAAATAGCATTATAAAGTTTTGTTGGATTATCACCACTAGTATCACTACCAGAAACAGTACCAATATTAATTCCACCACCAGTTGCTGTATTATCAACTAAAGCAGCTGAATTTAAAAGTATTGTAGAGATATCTGGAAGAAATATTCCATAAGAACCAGAAGTTGGTGTGTAACCAGTACCACCATCATATGAAGAACCATCTGAACCAGAAATAATTTGATAGGCTCTTTGAGTTCCATAATAAGTTGGTAAAGTTACCATATTAGAATCATCAGTTAAATGAATAGCATTATAACTTGCAGCTGTATTACTACTTGATAAAATTAAATTTAAAGAACCAGGTAATAAAGCTTGTTTATATCTTGCTCTTTCAATACTAATTACATAAAAATCATTATTATTACCACTACCTGTAAATGAAGTTCCAAATATAAAATTAGATTCTTCATCTTCTAATACTAAAGTTCTATATTGACCATAAATTGTAGTAGTAGGTGAAACATTAGGCACAGATGAGTCAAAGTTTATACCTCCACCACCTAGTTTATTACCATAAGCAATTTGAAATTGTACAGAAGCAGTATCTTGAGTAGAAGGAGCGTTGTAAACACTTAAATAATAAGGACCTGATACACCTTCTTTTTGTATTGATGAAGTATAATATTCATTTAAAGAAGGAGAGTTATTACTCCAAACTGTAGAAGTTACTGAATCTGAACTTACTACAAAATCTTCCGAGTCTAAAGGTTTAAATGCCATAATCTATTAAGTTAATGATTGTTTAGTTATTGTTACTGGGATAGTTAATCTTGCTCCACTATCTAATCCTACTACTGTAAGGGTTGATCTTAATTGGGAATTTGAACCAAATAAAGTATTAACAGTAGTTGCAGTAATATTAATTTGTGTACCTATTACTGTTTTAGAAACACTAGTTCCAATTGTTTCAGTAGCATTTTCATTAGCTGCAGTTGCGGCCTCAGATTGAATTCCTTGTCCTGAAAAATTACTCATTAATCTTACATCACCAATTGTAGCACTATAACCTGATGTTTCGAATGTTTGTTCATTACCTAAATAGTTAAGTGTTTGTGGAGTTATAGATAATTGAGCTCCTTGTTTTAATGTAATAGCTGCATAACCTAAGTCTAATACAGGTAATTTAGCTGTACCTCTTGGTAATGTTGTAAGTTTATATTTCATTATTTGAAGCTCATCTGGAAATGCTTCTAATAGAGGCATGTTATCAATTGCTTCACCATAATATGCAGAACCAGATGGGTGATTAGGATTATATAATGTATAATCTATTTCATCATCTCCTAATGCAAATTGTGTAATTTGAAAAGAACCGTCATTTCTTGCTAATAATTCTCTTCCTTTTGTAGTTAATATAGCATCAACTGTTATTACTGCGTTATTTAAATATCCCATTTTGTTTTTTTATATAAATATTGTTATATGTTATAAATATGTATTCTATTAAGACTCTATTATTCCTTTAGAAATTAACTCATTTACTATTATTGAAGCACTTTGTACTAAGTATTCTGTTGGGAAACTTGGGTATAAAATACCTGGAGTAGTAGCAATTTCTAATTCACTAAATGAACCTGTGTAACCATCAGCATTTGGGTTATTAAGTGCACCACTACCTGTTAAGGCAAATGAACCTGTACCAACAACTAATCCTTCTGAAATGCTAGCACTAGCTAAAACACCATAAGGGAATGGATAATCTAATAAAAGATTATTAGCAGAAACTTTTGGTCTTCTTACTAAAAAGAAATCTTTATTTACTGTTGTAGGTACTACACCATCTAATCTAATTTTTAATTGTCCAACAAGGTTATCTGCACCTGGAGCACCAGAACTTGAAATATTTTCTGATGGAGCAAATACTTCGGTTATAGTATAAGTGAATGATTCATTATTACCAAATCTAATTTCATCACCTTCTTGTAATTCTAATGGATCTTCTATTCTACCAAAATTTGTACCTACAGGTTCTATTCCACCAGGGAAGTATTGAGAAGAACCAGGAATATAAGCTATTTCACCTTGCCTAAATGAAGTACCATAAGCTTCATTCATATTAGAAGAAGACATTACTAAGAAGTTACTACCTGAATTAGCAGAAGAACCTGTATAAACCCAAAATGGTGCTTGAGCCTTATTAGCTTCATCAAGTAAGTAATCAGCAGCTCCCTGAACTCTAATAATAGTAGGTGTCATTGCACCTGTATAGGTATTTGGGAAAAAGAATCCTTGCTGATAACCACCTGAAGAATCTACAAAATTACCTGTAAGCCTCCATCTAATAATATCTGAAGTACTTAATGTTCTATTTCCAGTATTACCTCTTATAATCCATTCAATTCCTATTATTGGTAAATGTTGTTTTGGTCTTGTTTCTCTAATAATACCTAAGTCATACATGGTTTCATACATTTCCCAATCAACAGAAAATTGTAAACCTTTTTTAAATACAGCTCTCGTATATTTATAGTTATTTTGAATAGCACCCTTACTTAAATTAATATCTGGGTCTTCAATTAATTCATAATCAAACCAACCATATTGATCAACATCTTTTAATAAAGTTACCCCACCTATATCAGTATAAATTTTTGCATCAATTCCTTCTAAATTAAAAGGTGCTACTGTGTTTAGTGTAGAACCTGTATACATTCTAAGTTGAACTCTTAATTCATCTCTTCCCCCTCTTTCATTAATAGCAGTAGTAACAAATGAATGTTGGAAAGAAATTACTTGATCCGAAACAAAATCACTATCGGTTATTTGAATACTACCTGTTATACCTGTACCAGCATAATTAGATCCAGAATAAACTAATTGTGAACCCGCTGCAGAAGAAGTTATTGCTGGATTTAACCAGTAATCAACTGTTGTTACAGGTTGTGATGTATTAGCTGTGGTTTCACCTTCTCCTGCACATCTATAAAATCTTATATTTTGTGAATCCTGATTATCATATCTAGATATATAGCCAGAACCTGAAAGGGGTATAGTATTAGTATAATTATCTCCAGAATTTTGAGAATACATTATTGGAGAATAATATTTCATTATTTTTTTAATTTTTAATAATTCATTAGTACCTACAAATTGTTCTTTTCCCTGTTTTAAAGCTAATTTTGCTGATGTTTCTTCTGGGAATACTGCTTTAAATGTATCAATACTTAAAGCTTCTAAAGAAGGAGGTAAGGCATTACCTTGTTCATCAATTAAATAATTTAAATTAACTCTTGTTACACCATTGATATTAGGATAAGGATCTGATAAATCATTAAAATAACCGAAGAAGGCATTTCTTAATTCAACAGTAGGATTTTTACCATAAGTCCCTTCATCTCCAATACTCCAAACATTTAATAATCTACTAGTAGATTTTGAACCAATATATCTTGGTATAATTGAAGAAGTTGCAGTATAATTAGAATCAGGTACAGCGGCTTTTACTGCTGTATTATCTAAAATTTGCTCTTGGTTAACTGGTATAATTGGGCCAGATTCATTATTATAATCTACTCTCATTAAGAATGAACTATCTCTTTGAGCATTAAAGTTATTTAATAATGGTTGACAATCTAAAGCTAAACTAAAAGGTAAAATATTAGCACCAAAATAGGTTGATATAATAATACCCGTATCAGTTGGTTGACCTCCAAAATCACTTATCTGGACAGGTGGAACGGTTCCTGAATTTTTTGCCCAAATAGAAGCGGAGTTAAAAATACTAGCTGAAAATTCTCTAATAACCATACCTGAACCTAAATTAAATTTATCAACTTTAACAGTCCATCTAAATACATCTCCAGCTTTAAAGTCACCATTATAAAAAGATGCTGATATAACAGCTAGTTTATTTGTTTGATTAGCTAAAGGATAAAAAGGCATTTGAACAATTAAATCCCCGGCATCAGCAACTGTAATAGGATTATTTTGTGATGTAGGTTCGTAAATATTAGTTTTTCTTAAAACAACTGAACCTGTTACGTTAAATGTATCTAATCCACTACCTGCTAATCCACCAGAAGAAGTAATAAATATAGTTGATCTGTCGCTATTGTCTTCAAATTCAAAAGTTTGTTCTTGTTGTTGAATACCTTGTAAAACACCTCCAACAATATTACTCATAGAATATTCTACAAAATACATATCACTTGCAGAATTAATAGTATGGTTTGCACTAGTTGGATCATTATCAAAAATATCTAATATAGGAGAAGAAGCAAAAGATAATTCTAATCCATCATAAATTGATCCAGAATAACCATCACTTGATGACGCAGCGCTAAATACAGATGAGGTTATTGTTCTTTCACCCCAAGAACCAGTTACTTTAAGGAAAACATCAATAATACCTGTATTATATCTATCACCAGAAGGTGTTGTTTGAGCTACATAGGGTTGTAAATTACTAACAGAACCTTTATAAGCATCAAATCTTAAAACATCTTGTGCTGGTGAAAGTCCTGCTGGCCAGGATACTGTAGTTATACTTCCTCCAACACCACCACCTTGGGTTGAATAAGATAAAACATCAACTTTAGCATTAAAATCAGTTATATAATAATTAAAGTTATTTGGGGCTTCTATTTTTATACCAATAAAGGCTGCACAAGGATCACTAGTATCATAAACTTGTGGCGAAGCCGTTGTAGTATCTGGTGCATAAATTGTTAAGGCATCATTATTAACATAATTAGAAAGGGTTGCAATTCCTGAAGAATTAGCTTTTTGTGCTGATCCAGATACGTTAATTAAAGTATTACTTTCGCTTTTAACATTTTCTCTTTTAACAAACAAAGATGCAGTAAAGTTTTCTCCAGCATTTTGAGATCTAACAGTAAAGTCTACTGATTTAAATCTAACTGCTCTAATATAATTTGAGTTAGCTGGAACTGAAAAACCTGATACAGTTTCGGCATATAGTGCCATTTTTGCATCAATATTATCAATAGTAAATCCAAAGAAACCATCATCACTATTAGTACTACTTAAGGAAGCTGAATAACCAGCACCAGGAAAATAACCATCAATATTATCATTATAACTTTGGAAATCATCATTTGATCCACCAAAATCACTACCTGAAAGTGCTACATAAACTGGTATTGATGAAGCAGTAGTAGGAGGGGTACCTGCTAACTTAAATGAAGGAAAGAAAAAGTCTAATGAAGCGGTACTTCCCATATTAAGTTTTGGATGTCCACCAGTTAATCCCGCTAAAGAACCAGAATTACCAGGAATTTGAGTATTATAACTTTCAATAAAAACTTGAGAACTAGGTAAATCTACAATAGCAGGTGAGGGGAAGAAAGATGCATTTGTATCTGCTACACTTCCTGCAGTACCTGCTGTTGCTCCTTTTCCAAAACCTTGTTGATTTAAATTAGCTACTACTCTAGTACCTTCTGTTAATGAAAAAGTAAAATAAGAACTTCCATCCTTAGAACCAACATAAAATACATCACCTGTTAATATATTGCCATTAGCCATTTCATCAGTAGTAACTGCTACAGTTAAAGCAGGATCAGTAAATAAACTTGTTCCATTAATCATAAATGGTTCATCCGCATATACTGTTAAATCATTATCTCCAGAATCAGGTGCATCGCTAATACCTTCTGATACCGCTGCTGCTTCTGAAGCAAATCCATTACCACTATTAGTTCTTAAATAGTAAGCATAACTTGTAGTTGATAAACCAGGACCAATAGTAAAGTTTTGATTTGTTAAACCAGGACCTGAATGTTTTGAACTTGAATGATAAATACCACTAGCTGTAACTGCTGTTGAAGCATTAGGATCAAATGAAGAACTATATTTTAATGATGCTGTTATAAAGTAAGGAACGTTAGGTGTATAGTCAATTGTATAAGCAGCTGAGGTAAAAGTAGCTGAACCATTAGGAATAACATTAGTACCACTTTTTGAATTACCAGCTCCACCTATATTAAATTCATAACCCCTATCTGTTGGTTTATTAACTACACCATTCCAATTTTGGATCATTTGCTCCTGAGCTAAAGTTGTAATGTCAAGAAATACGTTTTGATTATTCAAATCATTACCTATTATGTCTCCTGCTCCGATCGTACCATCAGCATTTCTTGCTGGTCTGGTGAAATTGGTTTTTGCTTGAAGACCCCAGTTCATAGCACCTTTATTTGCAGCAGAACTTGTTATTGGGAAAAATTCTGTTCCATCAACTACTTTGTAGTAATTATTACCATTAATTCCTTCGGCAGTTGAAATATTTAATAAAACAAATTGATCATAAATTACCTTAGAAGTAATAACATATTCAGTATAAGATAAGTCAAATGGTACTGTTGCATCAGGTAATAAGATTCTTAAAGTGCTTTCATCATCTAAATATTCAATAACTTCAACACCATTAACATCTGATTGGTTAAGTTTTATTGCTACAACTTGTTGAATGTTGGGTTGACCTTGATTAGTTATTTGTGATGCTATCCAAGCCTGCCCACTTCTAGGATAATTTCTTTGATTATAAAATTCATCTCTTGAAATTACGGAATCAATACCAGATGGTAAAGAAAAGAAGAATGGTTTAAAGTTTATTGCATCATCATTAATAGATAAATAAGGTGTACATTTACCAATTGATTGAGTTGTTACAGTTACTAAAGATCCACTAAATTGACCATCATAAAATTCTGATTGATCATCATGAATAGTAAATTTTGGTCCAACATAAGAAGCACTAATATATTGAGAACTACTTTGGTTAAAAAATGTTGTATTAATGACTGAGTTGTCAAAAGATTCACTCCAACTTTGAGTTAATAAAAATTGATTAGATGGTGTTGATGAAGCCGTTGTTATCAACATTTCTTGAGTAATAAAAGCTTGGAAAAAACCACCAGTACCACCTAAAGTTGTTCCATCAATAATAATTGAATCTCCCACTTTATAATTTGGTGTACTTCCAGAAACAACACCTGGGAAAGTGTCTCCATTTACAACTAAATTAACAATTTCATTTACAGGAAAACCAGCATCATTTGAAACGAAAGAAGCAACTTGTATTGGGAAATTACCACAACAATCAGTTATTAAAGTTGCACCAAAAAAGTCTTCATCATCACCTGAAACTCCAACAAATTCATTTACCATAGAAGAGGTAAATTGTAAATGGTTAAGTGAACCACTAAGATTATTAATGGCAAAGAAATAGGATTTTAATCCATTATATCTATTAAATGAACCACCAGGTCCACCTGTAAATTTATAAATAGAAGAACCTGAAGTAGCATATTGGGGTTGATCAGAAGAACCTGTATGATAGTCCTTAGGGAAGGGCTTTACTGAACCACTATATTGATGGAATGAGGATGTAACTTGGGCAGGTCTTAATCTATTTCTTTCTAAAATATGTTGTTTTACTACAACCCCTGAAGCTAAACTTGTTCTTGCCGGAGTAAAATCTTGAATCATTTTAAATAATGAGTTATCAAAGAATTTAATTAATCTAACAAAGTCAGCTATATTATAACCTCTTATATATTTTTCAAAATAGGCATCTCTTAAAATATCTAAATCTGGATAGGTATAAGAAGATGAGGAAATTTGTCTTGGATCGCCTATATAATCACCTAAATTAAAATAACCTAATTGAGCATTTATATCATCATTAATTTGATTTGTTGGTGAAAAAGAAACTTCTAAATAATTAACATTAGGAGTATAACTTTGACTTACATATGAAATTTGTTGAATAGATTCTATAGGTGAAATAACATCACTAGTATTACTTGATGAATTAGGTAATGTACTAGTAGACGTTTCATAACCATAAGGTGATTCTGCTAATATAACATTTTCAGAGTGTATTTTTTCAGTAATTCTATTTTTTATACCTGCTGGTACTTGATCTTGATAAACATATTCTCTATTAATAACAAAGGGCCCATTAGCAAAGAAATTACTATTATTAGCAAAGGATTGAGTTATTTGAACTGCAGATCCAGTAATTCTTGGGTGTATAGAAGTTCTACTTGCTGTGTTTAATTGTGTTCCTAAATCGGCTCTAAAAATTAATTGATCAGGTGTACTATCTACACCATTACCTTCAATTGAAAATGGATTAGCAGTGTAATCATAAAAATTACTTTGTGAAATTTCTTGGTTCCAAAATCTATATTCCTGGAAAGCACCTGAGAATGGTTGATAAAATTTACCTCCAAATCCTACGTTTGATGAGGTATTTAAAAATGCAGTATCATTTCTAGTCCATCCCCTAGCGTCATAACCTAAAATTTCACTTGATCCAGTAAACCCAATTACTCCGTTTATTTGATTAGCCGCTAATATAGAACCTGTTACATTAGCACCTGTTGAACTACCAGTATGGTTTAATTGAACTGACCACCAATTACCATCAAAAAATGGTAAATAAATACTAGCTGAAAGGGTAGGGCTAAGATTAGAAGCTGGTATAAATTTTAAAGTACCGTAATTATCATAAATACTTGGTACAGATCCAGAAAATGAAGCACTAGTAAATCCAGATCCTGTATATTCTAATACTAGTAAAGAACCTGTAGTTGAATCATCTCGCTTTGCCATCCATAATGATTGTGAATATCTAATATCAGAGCTAGCAATATTATTAGAAGCTGTAGGTATTCCAGCTGTTTTAAATCTAAATTGAACACATAAAGGAACATTATCACCATTATAATCTTCCCATTTACTATTAACTTCGAAGGAAGAAGAAACTAAACGATTAGCACTAGGTGTTGTATCATAAGCAAAATTAAAATTATGTTGTTTTAAATCATAATCATGAGCTTCATTTCTATCTTTACCACCAAATTCATTAATTCTTAATATTGTATCAGGAATACCATAAGAAGTTATTAATGCCCTAAGGCCAGTTACTGTACCTTTTGTTTTAAGTAAGTAAGGTATATTATGGTAAATTCTTTTATATACTTGCTTTTGAACATCATTTAATGGGACAACATCATTAGAGGCTGATATTTGAGTATTTACATACTCAAACCCAGTTTCAGTTGGTAAACTCCCAGTCATATTAGGGAAAGGGAATAAACTTCCTGAAGGTGTTAAACCTAAAAATGCTGTATATAAATCATCAGTATTAAAATTGTTAGAGTATAATTTAACGGCAAAATCTCTAATTGCATCAGCTACTAAGTCCTTTGAAATACCAAATTCTAATCTATTATCCGCATTAAATTTATTTGAAATATCTTTTGTATAAACCCAAACATTATCATAATATTGACCAACCATATCAACAAACAGTTCATAACCTTTATTTTGAGGATCTTCTCTTAAATATTCTGGAATTGAGTAAAATAATCTATCTCTATTATCTTCATCATAGTTTGAAGCAGATAAAGCTTGACCACCATAATAAGTGCTACCAACTACCGAATTACCAACCCATTCTAAAGCTTGTGTACTTGTAGAGGGTGCTAAAATAAATGGGGGTTCAGAATTTACTTTTGGATAAGAATAAAGAGAACCACTATTAAAATAAAGAAAATATTCATATCCATCAAAATTTTTAATTATATCGTCAATTTGATTTTGTATAACAGCTTTACTTGAACTATATGAAAATGAGGCAGTTGTGTTACTAGTAATTGGTGTAATAAAGCTTTTTAATTGTAAACTTGCTGATTCAAGTAATTCTACTTTATAAACAAAATTTTCTAGTCTTGTTTGAGCAGAAGAAAAATTAACAAAATTTGAATAATTTTCATAATTAATATTAATATTTATTTCTTTTTCATTAAGTAAACTTTTTATCTGATTAACTGAACTAGTAACATCAGATTGTAGTAAAGTATTAAAGGAAAACGTTTCACCCCCAACAGAACTTTCTTGTGTTATATTTAAATTATAATTAGGTCCTGATAGATAAACTAGATTATCCTCAATAATTGGTTCAAACGGAAAGGAAACTTGATACCCTTGAGGTGAAGATAATTCTTCAACTACCCATAATTCATTTTTTAATGAAAAATTAGAAGGTAAAGGTTCATAAAGTTTAACTAAAATAGTAGGATCAATTCCCTCATTAAGATCTAAACGTAAATTATTAGCAATTACAGTTTGATTTTCACCAAAATTAAGATAAAAATCAACAAAATATTCCGATTCCTCTCTATAATCTATAAATGCTTCCGAAGAAGAAATAATAAGTTCCGGATCAATAACAGTAGAATCTAATCTTATTTCTTTTCTATCCGAGGAAATTTCAGATATATAATATTTTTGGGTTAAATTAGAAGCTAATCTTCTCCTATAAAATGAATAAATAATATTATAAGTGCTTAAATTAAAACCTGCATTAATAAGATCATTTTCTGGATTAATTAAAATGTCTCCATTTCTTACATCATAATTTAATAATGGTACTGTAGTAGTTGGGAATAATAAATTTTGTTGTTGGTCATAGATATAATATTCAATATAATCAAAGTTTGCATCAAAAGAAGTATCTTCTATTGTTGTTAAAATTAGTTGATTATCTGCCTGTGAGTAATTTTGATACTCAAAAGTTGTAGGATCAATTGGTGATATTTTTACACTCATATTTTAACTTTTAATAACCTCCTCCACCACCACCTGAAGCACCTCCACCAGTAGCTCCACCTGCACTTCCGCCAGTTGAAGTTGTTCCACTTCCTGCACCTGAACTTAATCCAGAAGTAGATGTATTTTGTGATGTTTGAGTATCATTAGATAATGTTGTACTTGTATTAATTAAATTTTGGTTTGCAGCATCAAGTTCTCTTTGTAATACATCTAATGCCACATTAGTATCTTCATTTCCAGAAACGGAAGTTGCGGATTTGGCAAGTTCCATTTGAGCATTAAGTAAATCTGTTCTTAACTGGGCTATTTCAGCTTGTAAAGCTTGAATTTCACTTTGTATTTCATCAAAATTAATATATTCACCACTTGTTCTTATTAAATATTGATGTGAATTAGTTTCACCTAATGACGGTATATCATAAAAAAGAGAATTGTATAGGGCAAAGAATTCTTCAACATTAGGTTGGGCTATTAATTGTTCGGTGGTTGTAACCGTTCCTAATTCACTAAAACTTGTATCAATTGTTTTAATGTATTCAGCCTTATTATAAACATTTTTTTGTAAATCTACTACGTTCTCCATTATCTATTAATTACTTTAAAGTAATAATTATCATCTTTTATTATTGTACTACCACTAATTGTTGTTTGAATTAAAATTTTATAATATCTTTCAGGTTGTAAACCATTCATATAAATATCAAAATAATTACTTGTAGCATCACAACTAATTTTAGTAAACTTTGGATCAAAATCAATTAAAGTTTCATTAGTATCTAAATCTTTTACTGAATACATTGATGCACTATTCAAATAATGATTGAGTGTATCAACTGAAGCTGTTTGGAAAGTTCTTGTTGGAAAATCAGGTCTAACATTAATTCTAAATCTATTAATACTTTCACTATAAAATAATCCAGGATTACTATCTAAAGCAGCATAAAAATCTGTTGTTTGTATTGGTGGTAAAGAACCAGTTTCAAATGATTGATCATCCCATTTTATTTCTAAAACTGGTGGATAAATTGTATTTGTATCAACAGAATAAAATTGCATAATGGGTTGTATTGCATCTGCAGTAGAAAATTCTATTGCATCTTCCCACTTAACAATGAATCCATCATTTACAATATTAGTATAAGTTCCAGCTATATTTTTAGAACTAGAATACCAAGTTTTAACTATATCTGTAACATTAATGTCAAGATCTTTTTGTGATCTTAAAGTAAAAGTTTGTGTAGCTTCTATTTGTGCATTTACGTCTAAAGAACCTGTATACCAATTAGCGCCACCTTGGTTATCACTACCTGACCAAGATGCAGTAACATAAGCATTACTTGGGGCTAAATCCCAATTAGCACCTCCTGAACCAGAAAATGTTCTAGCTTTCCAACTACAACCATTAGTTGTTATTGGGGAATCTAAGTAAGTACCTGTACCATTTCTCCAAGAACCCGAAATTGGATAAGTTTCAATAACACTATCATGATCAACACCTTGTGCATTTGCAATATAGCATTTAAGACTACTTGAAAATTGTGTTCCACCAACTTTATTATCAACAATACTTTCAATTTCATTTTGGTCAAATTCAATTAAATATCTAAAAACTTGAGGGACTGGGTTTATATTAACATTAAGGTTACCTACTTCAATAATAGCATCAATACCAGTATTCATATAAGGATAAAATGAATAAATAGTCGCGTCTTGTAATGGAAAAATTTTATATACTGCCATAATTTAAATTTTAATATCCTCCTGTTGCGCCCCCTCCAAAGGCATTAAATGTACCTGTACCTAAACTAACTACTCTTCCTTTAATATCTGTATTTGGATATTTTACTTCAAAAATACTTGGGTCAAGGGAAGGATAAATAATACCACCTTGTGTTGCTCCTGCAATATCATAAGCATATTGTGAATAACCATTACTAGTACCTGCTTTATTAATAATTCTTAAATCCTGAACTGTTTGAACACCAGGAATTGCATCTAAAAGTATTGTAATTTCTCTTAATATTATTGGTTGATTTATTTGCCACTTATTTGTGTTAAAATAATCTTGTACTGCCGTTATACATCTTGCTAATACATCACTATTAATATTATTTGGTAAAGTTATTATATCAAATTCAACACAAATATTAACTATAAATGCATCTTTAATATTAACTGTATCACCTATCATTCTTGATTGATTAAGATAAGTAATTAAATTATTTTTAATTGTAGTACTTGTTGTAACTAATTGATTTGACTGGTTATAAGCTAAAACATAAAGATCTAAAATAGTATCGGGATCCTTTACACTTGGTTTTGTAGTAAAAGCTTTTGCAATAACACCAAATTTTGGTGGCATACTTAAAGCTCTAATAAGATAATCATCAGCAGTAACATTTCTCTGTTGTGTGTTATAATTTGATAATGCATTTTGTCTTATTTCTTCAACTGTATCACCATCACCACCACCACTAGCTGCTAAAGGATTATTAACTGCAGTAGAATCAAAAACAAATTGAGCCGTTGTTGTATTACCAATATTAGAGTCCTTAAATTTAACCCCCGATTTATCTAGATTAATAATTGTATTAGAATTTACATTAGCTGAAGTACCACCTCCAACTAAATATCTTACTGTTAAAGTTGTATTACTTGGGGCTGTTCCATAAGTATTAGTAAATACAAAATTAGAAGGTGAATAAGCAGTATTTAATTTACTTTGCCCAAAAGGTAAACCTATACCCACGTTATCTGGATTAGGGGTAATTTCCTCATCCACTTGTAAAGCCTCACCTGCACCAAATTGGATTTGTAGAGTTGATTGGTCTAAAAATCTAGTTATAAATCTCCTATTTGTTGATTTAGTTCTTAATATGTAAGGAGCATCATTATTTTCATAATTATTTGGATCATTAGTATTTGTATTTTTAATACTATCAAAAATAAAATCTTGAGCTAAATAATCAACTTCATAATATTGATTATTATCACTATCAACTATATCAATAATTCCACCAATATTCGCAGCTGATAAAGTTAAAGTAGGGAATGATTCATAATTACCTAATGTATAAGAAGTTGTTTGGATAGTTCCTGATGTACCCTTTCTTGATTTTTTTAATAAATAAAAAGTAGGTTCTCCTGAAGATATAGCTGCCACAGTAATTTCTGTAGGATCACTTGATGATGATACTGAAAAATCAATTGCTTCGTCAATTACATATGATTTACCATCTCGTGTTGTAGTTGTAGTATTAGCGTCAATTATCAAAGCATAACTAAAATCAGGTACGGTAAGTGAAGCTGATACTTTTGAAGGTATTTGTTGATAAAAATCTAAATCAACTGAAGCAAGACCCGTAACTTTAGGTTTATAACTAAACATATAAGCTAAATCATATAAATTTTCAAATTGTTTAGCATATTGTAAATAAGTTTCCTGGATTTGGTTATCTAAGTAAAAAGATAAAACATCACTAACATAAGCAGCTTGTTCTATAAACATCATACCAGGTGAAGATGGGCTAAAATCCGTATAAGTATTTGGGAAATAAGTTTGAGAATAATTTATTAGTTGAGCCCTAATATCATTAAAATCCCTACTTAAATAAGATATATCTTTATTTAATAAAGCCATTAGTTAAAATTTAATTCTATAGTATCATTTATACCTGTATTAGGGATACTATAAGTTATTTTAATTATTATTGTATTTTCATTTACATCTCTTAAAACTTCTACACTTTCAACTGAAACGTCAGGAAAGTTTTCAAAAAGTTTATCTTGTATATCTTCCTTAATAAAATCAAAATTATCTTGATTTATTTGAGTAAATATATATTCTCTTAACCCCGCCCCAAATAATGGGTTTTCAATTCTTTCACCTGGATTAGTTAAAAAATAATTAATTAAATTATTTCTTATAGCATCCCTTGTTTGATAATTAGGAGTAAAAACCCCAGGGTCACTAAAAGGTATATCAACCCCAATAGCTACTCTAGGTCTTAAATCATTAGGATATACTCTTCTTGCCCCAAATGCCATAATTATCCTTTACTATTCATTAAACCCATAATTTGATCCATACTAACATTTCCTTGAGGTAAAGTACCATTAGCGGAAGTAGTATCAACTGGACCATTAACTTGTAAAGGTACATCAGCCGAAGTAGCACTTAAAGTACCATTAGCTCCGGGCATCATACCATTTAAAACATTCATCATGTTTTCTCTTAAAACTTTTTTATCTTTTTCAGGTAATGGTTTACGTGCAACTGTCTCTTGTACTACTTGTTTTGGTGCACGAACAGCTTCAATTAGAATTTCTTTCATTTCTTCTTGAATGGCTTCTTTTACTGCCTCTTTTATTATAGTTTTTAATTGACTTAATTTCATTTTAATTGATTTATTATAAATATTAACCTATTAGGCTTTTAAATTATTTTGTTGTATATAAAATATTAGTTCATCAATCAATACTTGATCACTTGAACTAAAAGATAGTTCTCCTTTTAATAAAGTAACACCTCTAGCATCTTTGGCAATAGCACGTCTACGTTTTAAAGTTCCAACAGGGTTTGAATCATCAGTTTCAACACTAAAGAAAAAACCATTAGTACTAGAAATAATTGGATTACCATCATCTTCTTCCTCTTCTGCTAAATCAAGTAATTCCTGATTAATAGCTTCTAAACCTAAATCATCTTCTTCTGCACATTCTTGAAGTAAACCATCAATTGATTTTAATAAAGCTACAACGGTAGTTGTACCAGCAATAACAAAAATTAAATTTGTAAGGATAGCTTTATTTAGATCAGTATTTGTTTTTGATAATTCTTCTAACTTTTCATTAATTCTTTGTAATCTAGCTGTAGTTGAGTAAGGTTGAGAAAAAACTAAACCTCCAAAATCTTTTGCTGGTGGAGTACCAATTGCTTGGGGAAAAGGAAGTGCATCTAAAGATAATCTAAAACCTTTTAATAATTGACCTAAAATTAAAAATGCACCAGCAATAGCGGTATTAGCTATTATAGTTTTATAGATATTATTTATTTGTCTAGTTACTCTATTTCTTCTTCTTATTACGTTTTCTAATTCGCCTGGGGTTGGGCAAGTTTTTCTATTAGCTTCTGTTATTTTAGTTATACCAAATGCCAATAATAAACCAATAACTAAAGGTATAAGTTTTGATTTTATTACATTAGTTAATTTATTTAATGATACTTTTCTTTGAGATAAAACCCATTCAACCTGATTAAGAGCCACATTATTAATAAATTCCCCAGCCTCATCAATAGCTCTATCATATTCAATTTTTAATTTTTTAGTTACTGCATCAAAAGTAGTAACTGTTTTAACACCTAATTCAGTTTTTACTGTTTTATCACCATTTAAAATAATAAAAGTACCTGGTGTATAACCCGTTCCGGCAATTCTTTCATCATCACTATCTCTTTCAGCTGACTTTCTTGATAAAATAGCAACATCCAAGGTACATTTTTGAGTACTTGGTATTATTGGAATATAAACATTAATTGTAAAAGTCCCATCTTTACCAGTAATAACATTTTTAGTTGGATCATTAGGGTTTCCTGTTATTCTTTTAAGATTAGTAGGTGATTCCTCCTTATCTTTATCATATTCAGGATTTTTGAATTCTTTAACAGGTACATAAACCAGGTTATTAGGGTTAACTTCTAATCCAACTCCTTCTAGTTCTTTAACTGTTTCACTTCTTTCTAAAAGTCTCCCTAATTGTTTTATTTTTATTGTAACAGTATTTCCAAGTAATTCAGATCTATAATTACTTATTTTTTCAGCATATTGAATTTGAGTAGATTTAGATAAATTATTATAATTTTCACTACTTATATTTCCAATCAAATCTAATTCCTCGGGTGTTAAAACTTTTTCAGCTGCAGAAGAGGGATTAAGATCTTTAAAATCAACATTAGATATGTCTGGAAATGGGTTTGGGTTAACTCCAAGAAAAACTTCAGCACCAACTATTGGTTCACTTGTTATTGAATCAATTATTTTTCCGTTAATAGTAAATTTAGTTGTTTCAGGTCTATTGCTTCTTAATTTTGCAAATAAAATAGCTATCTCAGCACCTATTCTGGTTCTTTGTTTTTCTAAATTTTCAACACCTGCTTCTTCTAATCTTTGTTGTAGTCTGTCTTCTCTAGTTTCTTTTCGAATTTTTCTATTAGCTTTTCTTAATTCTCTTCTAGCCTCTCTTAATTGTCTTCTTTCTTCTCTTGTTGTGGTATTTTCTCTACCTTCAAAAACATCAGATAAATATTTACTTAAAGTAGCTTCAATAAAACTAAGATCTAAAAGAGGATATCTTTTTTTATAATCATTAATTTTTTTAATTATATCACTTTCATTAATTTTATCTGAGACTAATTGTTTACCCTTTTCAGAATTTAAATTTTGTTGTGATATAGAATTAAGATCAATTGCCATTATATTGTTTTTACAATTTTAGATTTATAAGTCTCAATACTATTAAGTAATTGATCTGTTGTTTCTTTAAGTGAACCTGCTGCTAAAGTACTAATTTTTAATTGTGGTTCACCTGTTAATTTTTCACTTAATATTTGTAATTTTTCTAATAATAATTTAAAATCTTCTAAAAATACATCTCCCTTAACTACAGATTGTGAAGCTTTAGTTCCACCTAATTTTATATTATTTTTAGCACTTTGTATTACTATATCACCTTGTTGAGAATATAAACCTATGGGTCCTATTGATCCAATAGAAATTGAAGTTTGTGAATTTAATATTATACTATCAGCTTTTGAATTAAATACAAGTCTATCAGAATTTAAAATAACTTGACTTCCTTCATATGTTTGAACATTTTGAGGGGGTTGTGAACTTACAGTTGGGTTATTTGTAATTGGTGTTATTAAAGGAATTGCCTGATTAGAAGTTAAGTAAATAGATGAAAGGTCCCTATTAATATCTTCAACTATAGGAAAATAACCTGTTGGCGATGCATCTTCAGGTTGTCCATTTCTAATAATAGTTATAGGTTCGCCATCTTCACCTGTAGAGGACCAATCATTTTGAAAAATATCATTTTGAATTCTAGCTGTGCTACCAAATCTAATTGAGTTCCCCCATCTTCCTTCCATAATAACATCACCAGCATAGGAAAATAATGGATGAATATTAGCTCTTTCAAAAAATGAACCACCAATTTGGGGAGAATTATAATTATAATTAACAACTTCTTCAGTTGATTTTCTAGTTTGTCCTTGTTCAATAGCTTGATAAGTTTTATTTTCTGTAGATTGAACAAAATTACTTGTATTAAGATTAGGATAGGCATTTAAATGCTGATTATTCCAAATAGCAATTGGATTTAAGTAATAATATTGTTTTATATTACTATTTTGATTAATTTGTTTATTAGGTAAATAAAAAAGAATTACTACCTCATCAACTAGGGGATAATTTTTAATATTAGGTAATAAAGGTGTGGCAAATGTTCTAGTTGAGGAAACAGGTAAGGGTGCAACGCCTATAGGTTCATATAAAATAGCACCTATACCACTATAACCACCAACTAAATCAAAATCAGGATGAGTATCATCCAAAATAATATCAGTTACTCTAGCAGTTATTACCTGTAAGGATAAAGTATTTAAATCCTCCTGAAATCTACTATTGTTTTCTCTATTTTGATTTAATGTTTTATTAACAGAAGCAAATCCAAATCTATGAGCCATCTTTATTTTGTTCGAAATTAGTGTTAAGTTTATCTAATTCAGCCATTAATTCTTCTTTTTCTTCTTCTGTAATACCTAATGAATCTTCGCCACTACTATTATTAAGCGCACGTTGTACTATAGTAGCCATTTTTATTAATTGTTCATCGTTTCTTACACCAATTTCCATATATTCTTTTATAAGTGGTACAATTAAAGTAGCGTCACCTATATCATTAATAAGGGGTTTTAGTTCAGAAATTAAACCAGTTATTTGTTTTTCTTTTTTTTTCTGGTTGTCATAAATTTCACTAAGTATATCAGAGAACTTTTTCTTTTTAAATACTATATTGTCTAGTGATCCCATAATGTTTTTTATTATAAATATGGATATAGAAAAAATTTAGAATCTAGCGTAGCCGTTTTCTAAATAAAAAATATATTGGGATTTAAAAATTGTATGTAATTTATCAGCTATTTTAGTTATTTTAGGAGTCTTTACATCTACCATTTCTCGTATGTAAATGTATAAAGCTTTTTTATTAAATACCTCTAAAGATTCTCTTTTGCGAAATAATTCTAAAATTGCATCAGCTATTTGAGCATCATTCTTTTTAGGGAATAAATCAAATATATTTTCAGAAACATATTCAATAAAAAGATCCATATATTTATCTAAATCACTTTTTATTCTTTCATCCCCAATTTTATATGAGTGGTCAGAACCATCTTTAGTTAATACATCTACTTCAACTTTTTTTATTTTTTTATTATAATTTTTAGTATTATATAGTATTAACCAACGTTTTACAATAGTACCAAAATAAGAATATGCCTTTGCCCCCCTACTAGGATCAAATAAATGCATTTTAGATAGAAGAAATGTAATAATTTCATGTTGTAAATGTTCTAAATTTTCAACATCTGTATGGTAAAATTTAAAGGTATGAATTATATTTTGAGTAAGCTTAAAAAAAGCAAAATGTATTTCACGTTCATATATTTTACTTCTTATTTCGGGATCCTTAGTATTATTATATAATACTATAGCGTTTTCCGTGTCCTGAGTAAAGTAGTTTTTACTCTTTTTTCTTCTTTTTCTGGGCATTGGTTAGGAGTTGCTTTTGAAATTTGATAAATTTTGTTTTATTTTTTTTATTTCATTAAAAAACCAACCTATTTCCTCATCATCTCTCCAAACCTTTTTTTCATCTAATTCTTCTATACGTTTTTCCGAATAACTAATATATTCATTTATTTTATCAATAAAATCTCTTTGGGAAACAATAATATCTTCTGCTTGTTCATTTTTAGTTAAAAGGTTGAAAGTCGTATATCCAAGGATAACGACTAATAAACCTGATACTACTAATAAAATTTCTAAAATCATAAATTATCTAGCATATTTTTTAAACCAGGGCTAGAAACTGAATTAAGTGCCTTGGATTTAGTACTAGTTTTCGACCTTAATGTAAATGGCTTTTTTTGCTCCTCCACGCTATTTTTTCCTTTTAATTTAGGTAACCATTCTTGCTCAAATTCTATACGTGCTGCCATTAAATCTGCTTGGTGTAAAATATATGGGAGTGATGTACGTGGTTTTTGTTCTGGTAGGAATGTTTTAAGATATTTAACATTAGCATCATCATATAAACCATCATGAGTTTGAATAGCTATCATTTCATTAAATGAATATGTAATATCATGCTGTTGTAATAAAAATAAACCCCTATCAGGTACAGAACAAAATGCTAATTGTTTATTAAACATATAATCTTCACCTAATTTATCTTTTCTCCATTGGTCCGTCTGAGGTATATAAGCATCATGGTCTTTATCTCCTAATTTACCTAAATCATGATTAATAGCTGAAAATACTAATTCCTCTTTTGTAAATGTAGTCATATCACAACCCATTTCTTCCCACATAGAATATAATTTAAGGGATCCTTCTACTACTCTATTTACATGAGCAACATAACCTCCTGGAAATGCTCCATGGTATTCTTTTTTATGAGCAGCTGGCATTAATATAACACGTTCTTCATAACGTTTATAAAAATTAAGTAATTGTTCTCCTCTATTTCCTGGGATATGTACTTTTATATTGTCTAAGAATATTTCCCAATTTGATTGAATTTGTTCTGCTGATAATTTCATTTATGATCTAGTATTAAGTTCTGATGGAGATATAGGTTCTCTTTCAATCATACTTTTAACATCATCTAAAATATCCTGAGCTTTATTAATATTTTCCTGATATGTTTTTACTGGTTCTTTCGTGTTGACTATTCTTTTTAAATTAGATAGGATAGCATCCACATTTTCTAATCTTCTGATTATTAATTCTCTGTTTCTCATTTATTGTTTTTATTAAAATTACAGGGCGTTCCATAACCCTAAATACCTTTATTTTCCCAACCCTTCTTATTCCAAAAACCCTGTAATAATAAGGTACGAGATGTATTTTGCTACTCCAAGCTATTTTTTAGATTCTCTTTACTACTTCTTGAATATTGTGTAAGTGTGCACATTTTTCATATTCTTCTAATTCTTGAAAATATATAATTGCACTTTCTAGGGATTCATTGAAAACTTTAGGATCAAAATTTATGATAGCATTTACATCATCATGGTGATCCAATGTAATTCGATTAATATAACTCCAAGCTCTATTATAAACGGTAAATTCGGATGCTTCTTTAGCTGCACCTACATTATAATTTGGTTGTTCTTTTTTTAAAAATTTTTCTAATTTTTTATGGAATACTTGATGATTTTGGATTAATTTAACAAACATACCTATTTTAGCAAAAGGACCATTCATAAAATCCTTTATTTCGGATTTTGTTTTTTCATCCGTAATTTCTTTACCTTCTACAAATAGTTTGAATATTTTGTCCTTATTTATCATCTTTTTCCTCCATCATAAGTTACAGCATGGCCTTCTGTAATTAATAAATCATTTAATTTAACATCACCAAAAAATATTTCACCTAAACATCTTCCATATTTACCTACACCTTGAGAGTGTAAGATAAAATTATTTTTATGTTTTTTAAACATATCAACAACAAACTGTTTAGCGGCTAAACCCCTTGCTTTTTCTTCTAAATCCCTAGTACGAGACTCAGGTGTATTAATTCCAACAAGTCGTATTCTTATTTTTTTCCAAGTATCAAAACCCAGATCTACAGAAGCATCAACGGTATCACCATCTACTACTCTTCCTAATTTTGCATTATAAATGTACATAATTATGTTTTATTATAAATATGTACTACTTACCTAATTTATCTAATTCTTGTTCAATATCAGTTTTAATTTGTTTAAGAATATTATATTCTTTTACAACATCTTTTTTATTAGGATTATCAGGATGATATCTCCAAACTTCATCCATTACGGTTTGTGTAGCAACCAAATCTGCTACTAATTCTGATTTTTCTTGGTCTAATTTTTCTTGATCAGTCATTTTATTTAAATTTATTTCCTATTAATGTAATTGCCTGTTTAGCTTCTTCCAAACTTATTTGGAAAAATTCTTTATTATTATTAACTCTATAATCTTCTAATTTAGAATGTACTTCTCTTTCAACAGTTTCACCATTAAAACATTTATAAGCCCATTCTACTTTATAAGGTAAAGCTACACCAGTAGCAGAAGATATTTGCTTTGCTCTTTCATCTGGTAGTTTTTTAGTATAGCCAATCTTAAGTATATCTGGAGTGGATGGATTGGATAAAATATAGACCCATTGATCACCTTCTCCTTTATCAGAATATAAACCTATTTTTTTGGCTGTATAATAAGTAACTTTATCCCAATTATCTCCTCTTTTACTAGGAGTTAATGTAAAATATCTAGCATATTCTACACCTTTATTTCCATAATTTTCTTTTAGTGGAATATAATTTTTAGCTTCTTCAGAAGTAATTCTAGTCAAACTCATCAAATATAATTTTAAATTCTTTATTAACTATAACATCATCTCTAAATATAGTTTCAATAAAAATTTTAGCAGTATCACCAACCATTTGATTATCAAAAAATATTTGTTGTTGGGGTGTATAATTATATCTACTATAAGTACCTAAATCATAAACATCTGAATTAGGGTTATATGAATATCCTACTATATTAAGAGGAGGGAAATTTTGAGCCATATCCTCTATAGTATAAGTAGTATTACCTACAGGAATAGGTGTATCAAAATTACCATCTGTAAAATATCCTAAGGGACTATATAATGGAACAGTAAAAGTAATACCATCAATCCAAATCCAATAATTTGAATCAAATAGAGTAGACATAACGGGTACTCCATTTACAACATAACCGGGATGAAGTTCATCTATTCTACCTTTAATTGTAAAGTAATTATAACCATGATGCTCAATATGCCAATATCCATTCTCATCTTGATAAACACCAGGTGATACTAAAGGATCAATCCAAAATTCTGTATTACACTCACCATCTAAACAAGGATAAGCGTAGGAGTGGATCTCCTCCTTACTACAACTAGCAAGGAGAAAACCTAAACCTAATATTAATAAAAATTTCTTCATTAGGCATTTACATATTGAAGTGCAACATCAAACATCTTACTATTCAGATCCATATCTTGTTTAAAGTTTTTAATCTGTCTAGCTTTTCTATGTTTAGTACCTACTGTATAATCAAAATCACCTTCAATAATTTTTTCTTGAATTACATTAAATACACTCCATAAATCATCTCCTTTATCTTCAGGTCTAACTGGAGTAATAAACTCATCCATATCAATAGTAATTCTTTTTAATTCATCCTCTGGGAATCTAACTGCAAGCATATCCTTAGCAAATTTAACTATTGAATTTTGATTCATTTTAGTATCAATCATATTATTCATTGATTCTACTGTTAATGGTAATCTTTCAGTCATTTCAGTAATTTGCTTTTGTAGCTCCTCAAAATCATAACCCATATGTCTAATAGCAACTTTTTCAAATTCATTAGTTGATATAACTAAACCATTTTCACAAATCATTCTAAATAAACCAGCGGTAAATGTAAATGCATTTTTACCATCATGAGAATTAGTTAATAATATTTGTGGGAAAACAGTATCAATTGGGTTTTTCTTTGCGAATGTACCATCAGTTCTTCTATAACCTGTAGGAGAAGTAATTGATTCTCTAATGTCATTAGGCATTTGATTAATTACAATATCATCATTTCTAAATACTACTAAATGTTTTTGAAAACCAACAGTACTTTTTTGTCTAGCTTTAACCTCTTTAGCATCAATAGCTTTCCATCCTAATAATTTCATATCATCAATCAACTTATAAGTTGGGATATGTGAATATTTACTTGATACTTCAGGAGAAGGTTCAGTTGAGAAGATACTTGGTGCCATTGCTTTTAACTCACCTTTACTTAATTCTTGACTTTTTCTTAAATCTAACATAACTTTTATTTTTTTAATTATTAATATGGGGTAAATATACGAAAGGGAGCCTGGGTAGCCAAGCTCCCTGCGCATTACTTTTTTATTTTTTTACTAATAAACTTGGTGAAACTGTGTAAATATCATTAACTCCAAAACCTTTAACTTTAATATTTTTATTATTAATTTTGGTAATTGTGAATATACTATTAGAATCTATTTTTCTATGATTAATTCCAACTTTATCTCCTACTCTAAATGAATTCTTAACATCAAAATTAATTTCTGATTTTCTAATAGAATAAACATTTTGAATTTGAGCTAATTCTGTTTCATCTGCATTTTTAATGAATGCTAACACTTGATCTAAATTTGTCATAACCTTTATTTTTAATTATTAATATGGGGTAAATATACGAAAGGCTCCCTGGGTAGCCAAATTAGTACGCGGAAGTTTTTAAGAAATTGTTAATTCTAAATTTCCTGTACCTCTTAACATTGAAGAACCTGCTGCTACTGTAGCAGTTGGAGTAAAATTTAAGGCAGTTGTACTGTTAGGTGGAATTACTATTGACCACTTATAAGGACTTGTTATTAAATCATTTTCATCTAATCCAGTAAATGAACCAAAAGTCCCTTCTGCATTTCTAGCTATACTTCCTGAATAAACTCCATCTGCATTTCTTACTTGTTCCATAGTAAAGTAAACGGTTGCATCTAGGGAATTACCAAAAAGAAATGTTTTTTCACCAGAAAGTTCTTCTGTTGGGACTCCTTGTCCCCCTAATTGAGTATATGTAGCCATAGTTAATTATTATTATATTTATAAATATGAAAAAGCTCCTTATTATTTTATTATTACCTACTTTTTTATTTCTACAAGATTTTAAAGAAAAAGATAAACAACTTCATTTTGCAGCAGGGGTAGTTTTTGGTTCTTTAGGGTATGATTTTGTTTATCAAAGAACAAAAGATAAAAAGAAGGCTATTTTAGGAGGTATAGCTTTTTCTACTTTAGCAGGGTTGGCTAAGGAATTAGCGGATTCAGAAATGTATGAACAAAAATTTGATAAAAGGGATTTAATGGCTACTTCAATTGGTGGTATTACAGTTAGTTTAACTATACCTTTATTTAATAAAAAAAAGTAAAACGACTCTTTCTCTTCCACATCCCCACATCTATAAATACGTATATATTATCTAATTTTAAAAATTACGTGGATTACACTATATATTTTCGTATATTAGGTATATGGAATTAATTTATTTTATTAGTGGTATTTTAACGGTTGGAGTTGTTTATGGAGTTAATCTATTACGTCATATAAAATCTTCACATACGGATTTACTGGATAAGTATCAATCTCAATCAAATATCTCTTCCCTAAGATATTCTGAGATGGGGGAGATGGTAGATGAAATGAAGTTATATGTGAATGATATTCAGACTAAATTAGAGAAGGATTCTTATAAAGAAATGGTTACGTTAAAAAAGAAGCTGGATAATAACTCTAAGGAAGTAAAAGATTTAAGAGACAAACTTGATATTAATATTAATACGGCGGATAGGAGTTTTAGTCAAGTGTTTAATGAAATTCAAACTGTTAAGTCTCAAGTTAAAAAACTTGGGGAAGATCCTAACTTTATTAGTAGGTATTAAATAAGTATATATTTTCCTCGATACCAAAAAGGTTTTAAAAAAAGAAGGTTGCCATTTTACTATTTTTAAAAATTTGGTATTAAATAGGAAAAAGACCCCCTTCGGGGGGTCTATAATAATATTATGAAAAGAAAAAAATTTAGTAAATATCTAATGACGGGAATCCAACTTGCTATTGGAATAAGTGTTACCGTTACTGTAGCTATTCTAATCTTACTACTCTTGGTTACATTTATATCATCTAAAATATAAGTATATACAATCGATGGTGTAAAGTAGTGTTCGAACCATAAATAGCCCTACACTTTTTTACTCACATATACACGCTATATGGACAACAACGCGCGTGGTATTAATGCTATATATATGCGTACGGCGGTGGTATGTAAGCGTCATGTAAGTGTAATATATGTAAGTACCCAGGTATCAATATTTATAGGCACGGGTGTTAATAAGTATATGATAATAAGGGGGTAAGGCATAACCCATCGTATACTGAGTTATCACCACCCACATACTCCCCTACCCATACCAATAATTTACAATTTATTTAATAACGTTTAAATGCAAATATTATATTAGTATTGTTGTATTCACAACGTATTTAATGTATTATTGCGTTATCCTCAATGTTCACTGAATGTTCACGTGTGTATATTGTATTGTTCACAAATATATACTTGTCGAGTCGAAATAGGTTGGCTTCCGCCACATAAAGGTTAGTACCCCCTTCATTCTATTCCACATAACACCTATATTTTTGGTCACCTACTATATACTAAACTACCAATATCAGTAGCTAAACATATTTGTATGTCACACTTTAAATATAGTTAGATATATGTTGTGATTTTATCTATTTGGCTTTCTAAACCGCGTTTTAGTTTGCGGTTTAACACGTTTTTTACGTTGACTACTCAATGTAGGTAGCCAAGCCATCAATTGTTCGTGTATCGCTTTATGACTGTTTTTACTCATAACTTTTATTTGTTTAACATTTCTTTTGCTTCAATTTTTATTACATGTCTATTCCTCATAAACTGCTCTATTGTCCAGTTTATATCCTTAGTTTCAATGATCATTTCCCCATCTCGTTCTTCTTCATTACCGATTAACTCAGTATACATTAATTTAAATGCTTTAGCTTCCATATATTTATTTAGTTTTAGTTAATATTAAAAATCAACATCAAATACTATCTCATTATCGTCTGGCTCACTATCGTCATCATTCCCATTTTCCCCTTCATCATAGTATTTATGCCAAAGATCATCATCTTGTTTAAGGCAGCCAATGCACACTACCTTATTACTAACCGTTGTTAGCATTTGATCATATACAAGTAATTCCGCTTCAAAATCGGAATCCAAATTTAATTTACTCCAATCCGCTTTATTACCCCAAATTTTTTCCCTACCGTGTTCATCAATTTTATCCTCCATGAATTCAAGGATAGGTGTGTCTGCAACTACCATTTCTTTCATAACAGTAGGCTTACCACACCACTGACAAAACTTATGTGTTCGTTTTTTCATTTACCTCTTTTAATAACGGACCCCACATTAATTGATTATTAATCCTATTTTCAACTACTGACCATTGTTTAGATTCAATAGCAAAATTAAATTGATCAATCTGGAAATCCCTATTATCACCAATGCATTCATAAATCTTACCCCTAAACATAAACTGGTATTTACTCGTCATTACAAGTATCCTTTAGGTCAATATCCTCTTTAGTTATATTATAGTTATCATCTACCTCTGGGGCAATATGAATTTCATAAATTAACCAACCCCAAAATATAGCAAACACTGCTAATACCACTATTGCTTCTGTTGTTACATCCATTTGTATATACGTATTAAATTACTGAATTATGTAGTAAAGAGCTTCGATTTTCTATTCTACTATAATTGCGTCTTCTATTTGTTTTAATATTAATAATTTACCTCCACGTTTCATAACTCTATTTCCTCCTAACTCATGCACATACATCCCTAATACTTTTTGATTAAGGCTTCTATCTCTATTTTGAAATAAATAAACACTTACTTCTTTTAGTATTTCATATATTTCACCATCACCATAAATAAGGTTATAATTCATAGTTTAGAAATTTCGTCTATTTCCTGTTGTAATTTTTGAATTGTATTTCTACTTTTTACATGAGGATTAGCCTTAAGCTCTAAAATCATATTATTTAATGATAGTATTTTTTCTATTTTTTCTTGTTTTGTCATAATGAATTTATAAAATGTATAGTCCAAGCTGTTAATCCATTTAATTGTAATACAACTAAGTTCCACTGTCTGCGAACTGTAACTTGTATTAGTACACAAATGAATCCGATTATAAATAGGATAGGTTCAACTGTCCATTGACCGGCCATTAAAAACCCTGCTCCCATATAACCAATTCTTGTACTTAATCTTTCTAAAGGATTTAGTTTTCTATCTCTAACCATTGCCCTTAATATAGGCATCCATCTTGCTTTAATTTTTTTCATATTATGTAGATAAAAAGCTTAATACTGTTAATATAACAATTATACCTACAATACCAATTAAAGCCATTATTGCATGTCCTTCTACTTGTTCTTTTCTTCTACCCTGACGATATTTAATATCTTCTTTTGTTATTTTGTTTCTGTCCATAATACTTGAATACTAATTAATATAAAACATAAAATTAAACTTACTAATGTTTTTGGAGTAATACCTTGTTTAAAGAAATAAGCCACACCTAAAGCATAAGTAGTAATACCAATTGAAAATCCTACAAATCTAGCTGGCCATAAAAGACCATCAAATGCACCTACTGTATATTTAGTTCCCCAAATATAAAAATAGGATATGATTAATCCAAAACATGCTACAATAAATTCATTTTTTCTAAACCAATCAGTTTTAAAAAATTGACCATTTAATTGTATAAAAACAAAAGCATGTCCTACAATAAACCAAAATATACCAACTAATAATTTATCAATATTCATATTACCACCATCTCCAAGTTAAACAACAAATGACTAAATATAAATTAAGTTCATTCCAATCTTCATCAGCGACATCATCTTTAGAAAAATAAGTAAATCCTAATAATGCACCATCGCCTAGTAATGTAATTCTAAAATCCATAATTTTAACTATTATATCTTTTCCATGTTTTTAAAGGATCTGGATCATGATTTAAGTAACATTGACCTACATCAATACCTTTTCTTATCCATTCTCCCTCAAGAGTTAATAATTCTTCTAAAGTCATTTCTTTAGGTTCAACAATAACTCTCATCTCTAATTTTTCACCTAAAGGACGTCTTAGATTACTTCTAAATACTGTCCAAGAATATTTGTATTTATAATTAAATGTTTCACCTTTACGATGAAAGTCATCTGCTGATTCAAATAAAGTATCTTTCTTTCTTGAGGGAGTTAATTTAGCACTACCTCTATATACAACTTCATCATTATCAGTTCTAAAGTATTCATAAATACCTCCAAATATTTTTTCTTTTAATTTTGATTTCATATATTTAATTTTTATTTAATAAAATAGGATCATATATCCTTCCATCTTTAATTTGTTTTTCTAAAGGGAATTCAACTAAATTTACAGCTAATTCATCTGGTATTGTTGTTACAGGTATAAATGTTTTATTAAATTTCTCCTCAACAACTTTATCATTTATTTTTTTAATAAGAACACCAGATAATTCTGTACAAATATGATAACGTTTAAAATCCATACTTCTAGGATATTTAAAAAAATCTACATTATCATAATGCTTAATATCAATTAAAATATTATGTTTATTTAACCCTAAATCTGTTCCAATTTTAAGTAATTCATATAATCTTATATAATCATAAACAGGACCAGTAAGACAAATATCTATATCATCTGTATTAAGAGGATCTATAGCATATTTTCCTCCCAAATAAACAGAGTAATCTTCTAAATCTAGTTGTTTAAAATCATTCCACCATTCATTTATTTTTTCTTGTGATACAGGAGATGTCCAGGGTATATTTGTTTCTACAGGACCTACTTTATAATAAAAACTATGCATTACTTAACTTTTTTTCTACTATTAGCTTTTTTATAGGGATTATTAGGAAACCTTCCATAATTACCCATGCCATCATAATCATATAAATCTCCTTGTCCATGTCTTGCATAGTAATTTCTTAATTCAGGATCATTTAATCTTTCTTGTTCCTGACTTTTATGTCCCCACATAATGGCTTTTAATAACATAAACATATAGGCTACAAAAATTGCAAAACCAATAGCAAACATTATTATCATATTTACTGTTATCATCTTCTTTTATTTTTAAATTTTTGAGCACCTAAAGCTCTATAATAATCATTTCTTCTTTGTCTAATACAGATAGCAAAACATAAAATAGAAGGAACCCAAATTCCAACAAATATGCCCTCTAATTGATAACCACTAAACCATAACCCAACTGAGTATAAAAATGATAAAAATGATAATACAACAGGATAATATAACTGTAAATATAATTTAATTTTTTTCATAATTCATATAACTTATTACTGAAGGAAGGCCTGAATAACTACATACTAATTTCTTATCAATAGTGACTTCCTCTATTTCTTCTTCTAAAATATAATGTGCTCCAGACATACACATAATTAAGATTTTTTATAACCCTCAGGTTCTAATTGTTCATTACTAACTTTTTTAAACAAAAACGCTTGCATTGGTTTATCAGGATTAGTAACTACAAATTGTAACCCTTTTAAGTGAAATACTAATTTATAATTTTTGTCATTTTTGCTTACAAAAATGTATTTACCTTTAACTTCAAATTCACCATATGAAGAACCATTATCCCATATGCGATAAAAAGTATCAGGTCTATCATCATTAAAATTCATAAATAAACGTTGAGTACCATCAAAATTTATCCATTCACCATAAATGTCATCCCCTCCAGGATTTCCTAGCTGTTGAGAGTAACTGAAAGATGTTACTAACAATAGTAATACTAATAATTTTTTCATAACATTAAATTTTTATTTTCTAAAAACATCCAAAAACGTTCTAACCAAAGATTTATTCTAACATCTTCAATTAAATCATCTCCAGACATACCATTTAATTTTTTACCTGCAACATAGGCTATTCCCATATCACAATAATCTCTAGCCTTATCAGGCTCGTTCAATTTAATAAATTCTTTTGCCTTATCCAAGCAATAATGTAAATTTTGTTTTTCTATGTTTGCCATAACTTAACTCTATTAGGAGGTACTTGCATTAATTTACCTTTAATTTTGATTAAACAACTACCTCTTTCTGTTAAACCAAAACATTTTTTTCTCATATAATCATCTACAACAATCCAATCTCCTTCTTTAATCATATATTTCTTTTAATCTTTTTAAAATAACTAAATTATTACAACTATCACAACACCTACCAGTTTTAGATATAGGATCTGGGTTATGACCAAAATCTTTAATTTTAATATTGCAAATAACACATTTAATCTTCATCGTAAACTCCTATTTTTATTTCATCAATTAAATTTACTAATTGTAATTTAGCAGCTCGTAATTGATCATTTTCCAAACAATCTAATATATCATTTAACTTAAAATAAATTAGTTCTTTATCTAATGATCTTTTTTTAGCCATGTATCTGAATTAATTTATTAATATCCTCTCTTGATTGCCATCCTAAA